GCCGGAAGAAGGTCAGAGTAAAGGGAGAAGCCATAGAATGCACAGTCACGCCAGTCTGCGTCCCACCAAGCGCGGTCACAGCTACTTGCTTCCCAGTTACATCGGGAGCAATATCTGCTACATGCGTATAGGTAGGAGAGGTAAGGCCCGTCTGCGCTTGGCCCGTAATTGGGCTCGTTAGTGCAAAAGACATGATTAGTCCTAAGTAGATACTCCCGTAAAGTCATAAGTTGTTACCTATGCCATTTACGAGGTTTATCTTGCGGATGTAAGTCGATCGCTTGGCTAAGAAGGGCGGCAACATTTGCAAGTTGACCGTCATTCAAGGCAAAGTTGAACTGGAGGGTAGGCATGGAAAGACCTACATCAACAGTTCGAGTGACCTCCTTACGCTTAAGTAAGCTGGTAACCGAACCACCAGTACTCGTTGCCACTTGCCACGTCGCTCCAAGGCCGAGAGCCGATGCCTTCGCGTTCATCTCCCATACACGATAGTCAGTCATGTATGTTATGATGGACTTGTTGACATAGGTCACGTCCCTTTCGGAAGTGATAGTAGCGTCAAGTATGTCACCAATATTGGTGAAGTAGTCCACGAGGAATGACCATGGGAGTAATTCCCATGCTGCCGGGATGAACTCTTGAGGATTAAATCCAAAAAGAGAGTAATCACCCCAGCGCGGGCATTCCACTCGAGCACGTAATGCACCTTTATAGCGCACTACGTGAGTTTCAGATCGATTGGATAATTTCTTAAGCCAATTGAGACCACCGCAAACCGGCCGACTCACGCCAACTTTCCAAGGATCTGGATCTTGGCCACAGTCGTACGTTTTGCGCGATCCTGCCGATATTCTGACAGTCTGAGAGGGTTGGGTGAAACGATCATATGCGCTGATAGCATCTCTGATATCAGCCATGAGAGGGTTCCATCCAAAACTCTGCTCGAGCCACAACGAACCAAGCCCATTTAACCAACCGCGAGGATTGGCACGTTTTCTTTTACGTAACGTGCCGAGAAAATCCGAACAGAGGTTATGTAGGGTCTGGGTCGGGTGTCGTAGCAGGTGCAGCGTTTCACGCAATTCTCCAAGAAAGACGTAGCCTTGAAACTGGCGTCCGACTTGATGGAGTTTTTTGTAGAAAGCTGCACGAGCTAGGTTGTCAACAAACGTCGTCGAGAATTGTGGAATCCGAGGAGAAAGGTTTTCTTGGTCATTAGTAAGACCAATATCACCTTGATTCTCTCCGGCCCAGATAACTCCCGGAAGCGCGTTCGAGAAAAAAGTTGCTCGATACGTTCCATTGGGACCAAGACTATAGCTGTCTTCACTGCTCTCAAAAATAGCAGTCATGGCAGTTGTAGCATTGCCGCCGTCTCGAATTACCTGTCGGTAGTGAGGAAGACGCTTTCCGGTACGCGTACGCTTGATTGTTCGAACACGAGTTGCTGTGTTCCAAGCAGGCGTAGCGCCAGAAGTGTCCCACTTCCTACCTAGAGTACGAGATGGGAAGGTAATACTAGTATCTTTAGTTATGGTCATATGGGCTGAATTACTTCAGCAGCTTCTTGACGATAGTGGCGCCCAGCTGTGCGGCGCTACTAGCTGTTGCGTCTTCCGACGTGGCAGCTGAAGAGCTGACCGCATTAACTCTGGAGTCAATGTAAGAGTTGACAGAAGAGACACCGATGAATCCAGCACCGCCAAAAACACTAACGGCGGTGCAGACCATTAGTGATTTCTTGAACAACTCAAACATATCAAATACTCCTAAGTTAATGAACAGCTTGTTGTAGAGAAGGATTTTCAAGATCCACCTACGTGTATTTAGGTCTATTACCGAATCGGCATAGAACCTAGACGCAGAGGCGACTCCCGTAAGGGATGTCTATGGGTAGAACCC